GCTTTTGGTGTTGGTAAGACTACTTTTATGACTAAGGTGGCAAACCACGCTAAGAACGTAGGAAAAAATGTTTTACAAATCTTCTTCGAAGATATGCCTAAAGTCATTAAGAGGAAGCATTTAGCTTGTTGGATGGAAGGTAAGTATACACTTAACGAATTAACTGATAACTTTGATGAAGTTATGAATGTTGCAAATACTAGACAAGCCCAACCAGGTAAGATAGTATTAAAGAAATTTCCTAGTGACGGAACAACAATACCTCACATCAAGCAGTACATCAAAAAACTTACTTCACAAGGTTTTAAACCTGACATCCTTTTATTAGATTACATTGACTGTGTACAACCTACAAAGTCATTTGATAACGAATATTCAGGTGAAGGTAATGTGATGAGACAATTTGAAACTATGTTAGCTGAGTTCGATATAGCTGGATGGACAGCAGTACAAGGTAATAGAAGTAGTATTAATGCTGAAGTGGTAGATTCAACCATGATTGGTGGTTCTATAAAGAAAGGTCAAATCGGACACTTCATTTTATCTGTAGCTAAATCGTTAGAACAAAAAGAAAATGGTAGAGCGAATATGGCAATACTTAAGTCTAGATTTGGTAAAGATGGTATCGAGTTCCATGACGTTGTATTTAATAACGGAACGGTTCAAATTGATATGTCAGAAGAGGCAAGTACTGGTAAGACTTTTATGGAAAGTAAAGAAATCAAGAAAGTTAATGACCAGAACAGGGTTAATGATGCACTGAATAGTCTAAGGCGTCTTACGGAAGAAGGAGATAGTAATCCAACAGATAGTCAAGATAACTAAAGTTTAATTAAAAAAAGTAATTTATGTATTTAAAAAATTCCGATACGGAAAAGAGATATTCTATTTTCCCTATCAAAAATCAAGATTTATGGGATGCTTATAAAGCAGCTGAAAAACAAACATGGGTAGCAGAAGAAGTAAATTTAGCTCAAGATAAGTATGATGAGTTAAATAATGATGAAAAGTTTTATTTAAAAAATATACTTGCATTCTTCACCATTTCTGATGGTTTAGTAATTGAAAATCTTTGTGACAATGTTATTGATAATGTTGATATAGAAGAAGCAAAGTATTACTATAATCACCAAACATTTATTGAACAAGTACACGCTAATGCTTATTCATTATTAATTGACACTTATATTAAAGATTCTAAAGAAAAAGAAGATTTATTTAATTCAATGCTTACTAATGAAGCGGTTAACGCTAAAGCATCATGGGCTGAGAACTGGTTAAATAATGGTACATTCGTTGAAAAATTAATAGCATTTGCTTGCGTTGAAGGTATTGCTTTTTCATCGGTATTTGCTGGAGTATTCTGGTTTAGAACTAGACAAAAGATGCCAGGATTAGCTGAAATGAATGAACTTATCCTTAGAGATGAAGGGTTTCATTATGAGTTTGCTGTTCAAATGTTTAAAGAATATGTTAAAGATGAATACAAACCGTCGAAGGAAAGAATAAAAGAAATTATCCTTTCATGTTGTGAAACCGAAAAGAAATTTGTTGAAGAAAGTCTTCCTGATGGATTGCAAGGCATGACTAAGGATATGATGGTTGAGTACGTTGAGTTCGTTACTGATATCGTTTTAAAAGACTTTACTGGTGAGACAGAATTTAATGTTAAAAACCCATTAGATTATATGAAGAAGATTGGTCTTTCCTCTAAAAACAACTTCTTTGAAAGAAGAACTGGTGGTGGATATACGAGAGTAGATATTCCAACATCAAATGATGGTATATTTGATGATATCGATTTTTAAAATAAGTAAAAACAAATAAATATGAAAATTATAAAGAGAGACGGAACGAAGCAACCGTTCATGCCTAACAAGATTTTAACTAGACTTAAGACACAATCGAAAGACTTGAACGTAAAACCAGACAAATTATTCCAAAAGGTTATACCACATATTAAGGATGGTATGACTGCTACGGATATTGATGAAATTATTGCATTTCAAGCCGCTGACTTACAAATTGAACACCCAGATTACGCTATTTTGGGTGGTAGGATTTTAATATCCAGACAAACTAAGTTATTGGAAGTTGAACAAAAACCAGTAGATGATGAATTTGATTCATTTGCTGCATCAACATTCCTTAAGAAGTATTCAATGAAAGATGAAAAGGGTGTACCTGTTGAAATACCATCAATGATGCACAATAGGGTTGCTAATCACTTATACCCAGAATCTTTTAAAGAGAGAAGAAAATTATTAAATGAGTTATACGAGAAGAAAATTAACTTTGCCACACCAATTTTATCTAACTCAGGTATTGAGGGTAGAAACGGTCTTATTTCTTGTAACTTAACCACACTTAAAGATGACTCTATTGAGGGTATCAACGAAACACTAGATAAGATATCTCACGGTTCCAAAGAAGGTTCTGGTATCGGTTTAAATATCGATAGACTTAGAAGTTCTAGAAGTATGGTTAGTAGTTTTAAGGGATACGCTGGTGGTGTTGTTAGATTTGCTGACATGGTACAATCTCACATGAGATTTTATAAACAAGGTAATAGGTCAGGTTCATGTGCTTTATATTTATCAACATGGCATAGAGATATCTTAGACTTCTTAGAATTAAGATTACCAATTGGTGAGGAATTGAATAGAGCAAGAGATTTATTTACTGCTGTAAGTATTGATGACGTATTTATGGAGGCTCTAATCAACGAAGAAAAGTATTACCTATTCTGTCCTAATGATATTGTTAAAGCTGGTTTAAAACCATTATATGATATCCATGGTGAAGAATTTAAAGAGGTGTATAAACAAGCGGTTGAATTAGGTATTGGCCATGAAGTAGAACCAAAAAAGATTTGGGACGCTATTATTCGTTCACAAGTTGAATCTGGTACACCATATGTATTTTATAAGGATAATGCTAACAGAAGAAATATGCAAGACAATATTGGTGTTGTAGCACAATCTAACTTATGTATTGAGATTATGCAAGCTAGTAAACCAGGTTACACACCACAATGTACACTAGCTTCTGTAAATTTAGCTGAACATGATGACGTTAAGAGTATTTCAAAATCAGTTAAGGTTTTAGTTAGAGCATTGAACCAAGTAATCAATAATAATAAGTGGTCAGATGAATGGAGTAAAAAGGCTGGTGAAGACCAAAGAGCAATAGCAATTGGTGTTGCTGGGTTAGCTGATTTCTTTGCAAAGAAAAAGATTTCTTTTGAATCGGAAGAAGCTAAGGAGTGGACTGAAAAGATATTTGAAACAATGTATAAGTCTGCAGTTAAAGAAAGTATGGCTCTAGCTATTGAAGAAGGTGAGAACTATCCAGCATGGGAAGGTTCAAAATATTCTAAAGGTGAAACATATATTGAAGGATGGTCACCATTAGAAAAAGGGGAACCAATCCCAATGAGAAATTCATTATTACTAGGGTTAATGCCAACAGCTTCTTCTGCAATACTTTTAGGTGCATTTGAATGTTTCGAACCAGTTACATCTAATGTATTTACAAGAATGGTTGGTGATGGTGAGTTTATTGTTGTAAACAAATACTTAGTAAATGAATTAAACGAGTTAGGACTTTGGACTGAAGAAATCAGAAATCAAATCATTGCTAATGAAGGTAGTGTACAAGATATTCCAGAGATTCCAGAAGATATTAGATATAGATATAAGACTATTTGGGAAATACCTCAAAAAGCATTACTAGACTTATCTATTATTCGTAATAAGTATGTTGACCAATCACAGTCATTAAACGTATATCACGCAGATGCGAAATATTCTAAGATTTCAAGTGCATTAGTATACGCATGGAAGAACGGCCTTAAGACTGGTGCTTATTACACAAGAACTAAATCTAAGTTAGGTAGTAATAAAAAACTATCAGCTGCGGATAACGTCAGTGTACCAAAAAAGCCAGAAAACTCAATGTTTACCTGTGCGGGGGGTTGTGACGCCTAGAGGGTGTGATGCTGAAATTATTTAGGGTCTGATGCACACTTTACATATTAAACGTACTTGACAACATACCATAAGAACTGTAAGCAAGTCATTTTAGAAAGGGTCTGGTATTATATCAGACCTTTTTTTATTTGGTATTTATTTTC